CTCATGTGTGAAAAAAACTCCCAAAACTATAGAATTTTTATGCACACAGTGTATAAACGATAGGAGGTGCCCTGATGCCAGGAGGAAGACCAACAAAACCACTAGCCCTAGTCACGGGGCACCGGACAAAAGCAGAAAAAGCGATCAGAGAAAAAGCAGAGTCCGCACTTTTAACCGGAACATCCATGAAAGAAAACCCTGAAGTAAGATCAAATCCTATTGCACACAAGGAATTTGTAAGGGTCAAGAGGTTGCTCAAGTCAATCGACAAAGACGATGACCTTAGTGGAAATATTATAAACACCCATTGCTTGCTTCATGCAGAATGTAAAGAGTTTGAAGGCATGAAGCTAGAATTGCAATCCGACCTAGTAGAGTTAAAAGAGGCGCGCAAGAATAGAGAGATAGATATCCTAGCCTACTCAGAAAAGAAAGATAAGATTCAAGATAGGATCTTTGCTTGCGACAAAAAGATCATGGACAAACGAAAGATGATGCTGGATATTGGCAAGGAAAACATTCTAACAATCCAATCGGCCTTGCGATCCATTCAGAAGAAAGAGGCACCCGCCAAGGAAGATCCGGACGCGTATTTGTTTGGTGATGGTTAAATGCACATAACAACACAGTACGCAACCAACGTAGTATACGGTAACATCAATGCTAACAAGTGGGAAAAGCTATCATGCAAACGACACCTAAAAGACTTAGAACGACAGGGAACCGAGGGGTTTCCTTTTGTTTTTGACGAAAGCAGGGCCGACAGAATCTTCGCATGGTTCAGAGTATGCCGCCACGTTCGCGGTCCATTCTCGGGGAAACCTATGGAACTGGATGATTGGCAAAAGTTTGACTTAGGATCTATTTTTGGATGGGTCAATAAGGACACTGGCAAGCGAAAATACAAGACAGCTTATATTAGGGTTGCCAGAGGAAACGCAAAGTCAACCGAAATGTCAGGCGTGACAAACTATGGAATGTGCGCCGATGCTTTATACCCTCCCGGAAGACCTGACCTAGCAAAGTACGAAGCTAGCCCTGAGATTATCATTGGTGCGGTTGACAGAGAACAAGCCAACATTGTCTGGGGTGATGCTCGGGAAATGGGGCTCGCCTCTCCTGGTATTCTGAACCGACTGAAGATACAGAAGGCAGCCATAACCCACAAAACACGCGGGGGAAAGATCAGGAAGTTATCTAAGGACAGCAAGAACAAAGACGGTGGCTCTCCCTGCATGATCGTAATTGATGAGTACCACGCTCACCCAACAAGCTTAATCAAGGATGTAACAGCATCCGGCAAAGGCAAACGCTCCCAGTGCCTAGAGTTCATTATTACAACAGCCGGTGAAGATGCGGAGAACAGCCCTTGCTTCAAGGAGGACAATATCTGCAAAAAGATTCTCGAAGGCGAGATCCCTAACGAGTCTTACTTCGTGATGATCCGGGAGATTGACGACGAGGACGATCCACACGATCAAACGTGTTGGGCAAAAGCAAATCCGATGTTCCAGAACAAAAACGACTATGCCGACGAACTTCTTGCCACCGTAAAAGACGAATACGACCTAGCGTTTGGTAGTGGGGATCCTTCAAAGATTAGACAATGGATGATCAAGAGAGTTAACCGATTCCAGGCGGGAGCAGTAAACAAATACTTTAGCGGCTGCATGGATAAGTGGAAAGAGCTTGCCATCCCGAGGAAAGATTTTCTTGACCTTGTTAGGGGTCGCGAGTGCTATAACGGCGAGGATTTAGCCAAGTGTATCGACTTAACCGCGTCAGGATTTGTCTTCAAACTAGATGGATTAACGCCTGTCAAAACAGCAAGGGGAATAGTTTATCCCCTCTATGCCGTATGCGCTCATGGTTTTATACCTAAAGATACAGTTACAAAACACGAACATACAGACCGAGTGCCATACCAATATTGGGCAGACAACGGGGGTTGGTGTACTATAACCCCTGGTGCCGTGACTGATGATAGGGAAATAAGGAGCTACATCCACGACATGGAATTCGACCAAGGCTGGAAGATGAAAGAACTGTGCTGTGACCCTTACGGAGCGCGGCAGTTTATGAATGAGATGGGTCCTGATGGCGAAGGATACCAGACGGTTGAAATTAGGCAAGGGTTTACAAGTCTTTCTGAACCAACAAAGAAATTAAGAGACTTTACGCTGAGCGGAGAAATAGTCCACGACGGAAGCCCTTTGCTTGTTTGGTGCCTTAATAATGCGGTTGAGTTAAAGGGTGAAGGTGAGTTAATAAAGCTATCCAAGAAGCACAAGGATGACTCGCAACGTATAGACTTGGCAGCAGCAATCATTAACGCCTTGTTTAGAGCTTTACTTAGTGAAGAAAAACCCAAGTGCCCATACTCCGAGGAACGTGGGATCTTAATGCTGTAAGGTGGTGAGAATTTGGAATTAAACATATTCGGAAAAACATTCGCATTTGGAATTAAGAATAAGCTAGTTCAATCTCTCCCTCATCTATCAGACGACAGCGCATGGAACAACTACCTGAACGGCAAAGGGTACAACGTTTCGGCATCGACGGCGCTGAAGGTCGCGGTGGTTATTCGGTGCGTGGACGTTGTGGCAAAGACCATGGCAAGCCTTGGTTGCCACTTGCAAAAAGAAACAAGCGAAGGAAAAACAAAAGCAACAAACCACGCGCTCTACAAAATGCTGAGGATGTTGCCGAACCCTAAGACTACATCATACGAGTTTTGGCACATGTACGTGACTAACCTTATGCTATCGTGGGGCGCATTCGCAAAAATAGTTAGGGACCAGAACGGATTCATCAAGGAACTTTGGAACATTCCAACGTGCCGAGTGTTCCAGAATTGGAACGCGATCACCTCGGAGAATTACATTGACGTAACATACAGTAATGGAAAATACGAACGTTTGTACGAAGGTCAGTATATGTACACCCCAGGCTTTAGATTTCAAGATGAGACATTGCCGGAGGATGCCATAAAGATTGCCTCCGATGTTCTTGGTTTAACTATGGCTCTAAATGGATACGCCAAGGATTACTTCGAGTCTGGGAGTAACATGGGCGGCTTTATTGAATATCCGGCGGCGATCAATGACACATCATTTATGAAATTCAAAGATGACTGGCAGAAAACTTATTCCGGTGTTCAAAATGCCCACAAGTGGGCGATCCTCGAGGGCGGGTTCAAGGTAACAAAAATGGACAGCAACCCAACCGACTCGCAAGCCCTGGAATCTCGCAAGATGCAAATTGAGGAAGTATGTAGGATATTTGGTGTACCACCACACAAGGTATTCGACCTGGACAAAATGACCTTTAATAACGTGGAGCAGGTCAACATTGAGTATGTACAAGAGTGTTTGAACCCAATGGCAGAACGCTTAGAGCAGACAATTTACAAGGACCTGCTGAACACCAAAGAACAGAGGGTATTGTCAGCAAACTTCGACACTAACCGAATGCTTAAGGGTGACATTGCCGCACGAACCGCATACTACCACAATGCCCGGCAGGATGGCTGGATGAACGCGAACGAGATCCGCGACCTTGAGAAGGCGGTAACATTTATGCGATCAATGGCAACATGATTCCGATTACCGCCATTCCACTTAATCTTCCGAAGGGCGCGCAAAAAGGAGGGACACAAGCTTGAAGACTTACTGGGAGATAAAAGCCAAGGCGGACAAAGTTGGAGAACTCCTACTTTATGGCGACATTGCAAGTGCCGAAGTATGGGGAGGGGAAGTTACTCCGACTCAAATAGATGCAGAATTGAAAGCATTGGGCGACCTAGACACCTTGAATGTATACGTCAATTCTGGCGGCGGCTCTGTCTTCGCTGGTATGGCGATCTTCAATATCATTAAACGTGCAAAGGCAACAACTAAAAACGCTTACGTTGACGGTCTTGCCGCGTCCATATCCTCGGTAATTCCTATGGCTTGCGATAACATTTTCATACCGTCTAACGCGATGATGATGATTCATATGCCAATGGGTTCAATTTCCGGCAATGCCGATAAAATGCGGAAGATGGCAGACAACCTAGACAAGGTTTGTGAAAGCATTATGTCGGTATATGTGGACAAGACTGGCCTGGAAGAAGAACAGGTTAAGAAAATGATGCAGAATGAGACGTGGATGACAGCCAAGGAAGCGGTTGAAATGGGATTCGCAAGCGAACTCCAAGCGGAAGTAAAGATTGTCGCGTCAATCAATGACAACTTTCTTAATTTCGGAGACGTAAAGATAGACACAACCAACTTTAAAAACTTCAAGCCAGAAACAATCGAGATGTACAGGGGGGATGATCCCGAGCCTGTTGCTAATAATGAAGGACCTGAAACCCCAAACCTATCCGCACAAAACGCGGAATTTCACGCACTAAAACTAAAATTATTAGGAGGGCAATAAAATGGATGGTAAAAAATTAATCGAACTCAAACAGGAACGCGCAACAGTAACCAACAGCATTCGAAATATCATGACCGAATTTGAAACCGTGGAAATGTCGGCAGAAAAGAAGGAAGAACTTGGCAAGAACGAAACCCGGTTCGATGAGATCAACAACCTGATTCTTCGAGAAGAAAAACAACTTGCACGCGAACGCGCAATCGGCGAACAGGCGAACGATACCGACGATACGAAAAACAAGGGTAAGACTGATGAGATTATGAACGCTTTTAAAGAAGTGATCATGAACGGAAGCCGTGAAGCTTATGAAGTTTACAACGCCTTGCAGCAATCAAACCCCACGCAAGCTGGCTACCTTGTGGCACCTGAGCAATTCGTGAACACCTTAATTAAGACCATCGACAATTCCATGTTCATCCGTCAGAAAGCGAACGTTCTCCCTCCCTTGAAGGGCGCGCAATCCCTTACCCGACTCGTACCGCACGTATGGGCGCGGCTGTATGGGGAACTGAGATTGCGGCACCAACCGCCGACACTTCCTTGGCATTCGGAAAACGCGAGTTTAAAACTAACCCGGCAACTGCTGAAATCCTAATCTCCAAAACTCTTATCCGTAATGCTCCAGGAGTTGAGGGAATTGTCACGGCTGAAATGGCTTATGCCTTCGCTGAACTGCTTGAAAATGCCTACATGACAGGCGATGGAGTACAAAAACCCCTCGGATTATTCGTCGCTTCTGCCGATGGCATCCCGGCAGCGCGTGACGTTTCAACCGGAAATACCGCGACTGAGATCAAGTTCGACGGGCTGCTAGAAGCTAAATACAGCATCAAGGATGGCTACCAGAAGAATTGTGAATGGATCTTCAACCGTCTGGCCGTAAAGCAACTGGCGAAGCTGAAGAACGCTGAAGGGCAGTATATCTGGCAATCCTCTGTCGTTCTCGGAACCCCTGACATGTTGCTCGGAAAGCCTGTAAACTCGTCCGAGTATGTTCCGGCTACCTTTACAAGCGGTCTGTATGTCGGAATGTATGGCGATCTTAAAAACTATTGGATTTGTGACAGCTTGTCCATGGAAATGCAAATCTTGATGGAACTTTATGCTCGCACGAATCAAATTGACTACATTGCGCGGCTCGAAACTGATGGCGCGCCGGTTGTTTCCGAAGCCTTTGCCCGAATTAAGCTTGCGTAATTAACAGAAAAAGAAAAGGTATACCAATAGTTATTCGGTATACCTTTGTATACTTTTTAAAAATGAATTGGAGGAATGAAAAGTGAATGAATCCTTGTTAAAATCCTGCTTATTTACGAAAACTTCAGTCGCCGCCGCCGCGTCCGTGGATGACATTACCGGTGGTGCCATCATCGACCTCGGATCTCCCACTGAAGGACAATTCAATAGCGTTTGTTTTGTTGCAATCCTTGGAGAAGTTACCGCCGCGTCAGTCATCACCTTAAAAGCTTTCTGCGGTGACGCTCCTGCTCTAGGGGATGGTGCGTACAAGACCACAACTGCAACCGTAACGGCAGTTTTGAACGACACGGACAACAACCTTGTCATTCTCGACGTAATCCAACCCGGCAAACGCTATGTGCGCGGCGACTTGGTAATCGACACGCAAAATGCGGTAGTTGATAGCATTATCGCGATCCGGTACAACGCAAAGACGTTGCCAACTGTCCAGACTACCGAGGTTGCAGACGGGGAAATCTCAGTAAACTAAAGGAGGAAACAGCATGCCTATTCCTGATGGATATAATGTTCAGCCCATTGGCCCGGTAATCGGCACAGCAGACGCCGACAACGAATTCGATTCCTCTCTTGTAACTCCGAACGAAAACGGTTCAGTCCTCGAACGCCTTGAAGATGTAAGGGAGAAAATGGGGCGTTGCGTAAGCC